CCCGTCCAGTTACGATGCCGAGTGGTTCGTGAATCAGGGCAGGGTTGCAATTCGCAAGATCGAAGGAATCAACGCGCAGCCCCAATCGCCCGGGCTCATTGGTCACAGGTTCACGTTTCAGACCTAGTAAAGCAAAGGGGGCAAATTTGAAACGCTTACAAATATTGATCCCGATTGCTATTGCAATCTCTGGATGCACGCAGTCTCAGCCGGCACGTACTCGAATCACGCCGGGAAAGACCGAAGTCTCGAGAACCGAAGTCATGCCGACAAAGTACCGTATTATTCTCAGGGCGCCGAAAAACATGGATCAAAGCAACAGGGAGAAATCGGAATGACGCGCCTTTCCGAAGACATTCAAGAAATTATCAGGGCCGCGCAAGAAAGCGGGCTCGAAGTCGAAATCTACACTGAATCAGGCGGAATGGTCGAGGCCAGCGGCCTGGGCATTGGCGCCGGAGCCGTGGCAAGCGGCAGCGACCTTTCCAGCGATTTCACGGGGCAGCCCGCAACGGTAGACGTTGGCGGGGCTGTTGCGTCCGGGGGGGCATTCACACGCGTCCTCAAGGCCGACGGGTTTACGATCCCGGCCGGACCCAGCGTGTACCTGATCGTTCCAGGAGTCGCCATCCTCATGGCCGCGGCGTTCGCAGCGTACCGCGCGCGCATCGGGCTTGCGCTTGTAGGCGGCGCGCTCGGAGCCGGACTCATCGGCGGAGCGTTCTATCCGCCCCTGTTCGCCCTCGCGCTCGTCGGGCTTTCCATCGGGGCCGTGCTTTACTTTCGGGGCGATCTCAACAAGGCTGCGATCGAGCAAGCATTTGTTCGCACGGCCGCAATCATTGAAACCGAAACGCCCGACCTAAAATCAAAGATCAAGGCGACGACGCCGACGCGCGCAAGGAGCGCGGCCGGAAAGTTGCTCAAGCGAGAGGGCGTATCCTAAACAACAAAGGAATAAAAGCATGACGGGCCCGCGTAAAAAACAAGCCGCACAGGCGAAAAAAGTGCCTAAAGACGCAAGCCCCATTAATGGGGTCGTCCCCCCCAAAGAATACCGCTGGAAACCCGGACAAAGCGGAAACCCGCGCGGCGTTCCCAAGGGCACGGTTTTCTTGACTGACTATCTTAGAAAACTGCTCAAGATGAATGATTACCAGGCCGCAAAGGTGCTGTGCCATATCATCCTAGAAAAAGCGATGGAAGGTGACTTTAAGTTCGTCAAGGAAGTGTGGGATCGCATGGATGGGCCCGTCAGGCAAGAGGTGGAAAATACGATCATGACTCATTACAAGGTCCACAAACTCGAAGATGTCGAGGATGCCGTGTGACCGAATGTGTCGAAGAATATTATGTGCCGACCGGGAATCACCGCAAACTGTGGGCGTCTGATTCCCGTGTCGTCGTGTACGAAGGGCCCGCAGGCACCGGGAAGACGCGCGCGGACCTGGAAAAGGCGCTCGCGGTAGCCGAAAACTGCCCAGGCTCTCGGCAACTATTTCTCCGGCGAATCAAGAAATCGCTCAGTAGTACGGTACTCGACGAGTGGGAAGAGGCCGTGTTGCCGGCCGGGCACCCCGCATTGCTCGGCCCGACCCGCAGACTGCGCGATCAGTACGTCTTCCCCAATGGTTCAGAGATCAGGCTTGGCGGCATTGACACCAAAGAGGATGCGGACAAAGTTATGTCGTCTCAGTACGACCGCATCTATGTGTTTGAGGCCACAGATATTCGCGATTCTGCGCCAGTTGTGCAACTCATGACCCGGGCTCGCAACTTCAAAACAAGCAAGCATCAAATCACCCTGGAATGTAACCCGGGCGTGCCGACACACTGGATCAACAAGTGGGCCATGTCTGGCAAGGCCGAACGCATAAAGACCACGCACAAAGACAATCCCAAGTGGTGGAATGAAGCCGAGGGGGACTGGACGCAAGCGGGGCGCGAGTACGTCCTGGGCACGCTCGAAATGCTTGAAGGAACCGCCAGGGAGCGGTACCTTCTCGGTCACTGGGTCCAGGCCGAGGGTCTTGTGTACGACACGTTCACACACGGCCGGCACGTCAGGTCTGCGGCCAATGAGCCCTCCAGCGTGCTTGTGGCGGTCGATGACGGCTACACTGACCCGTTCGCTGCCCTGCGGCTCGAAATCGACGGAGACGGACGCGTGCACATTGCGGCCGAAGCGTACAAGAGCCGTATGCTTTGGCCCGAAAAAATTGAAGCGGTTAGAGAGTTGGGCGGGGAGAAAGCCGTTGTGGTGTATGACAATGCCGCGTCTCAGTTGGGCGCACAACTAAGGCAGGAGTTTTCAAATGTGCTGCCCTGTGATAAGAGGATAAAGAAAGTAGACGGGTGTCATCTCGTTCGCGACCGTCTGCGAGACCCGGGCGATGGCATTCCGCGACTCACGGTTGATGGAGAATGTAAAAATACCATTCGAGAGTTTGAATCTTACGAATGGAAGAAACGCGCGGACGGAAGCGACAAAGACGAGCCGATAGATGGTATGGATCACGCGCTTGACGCGCTGAGATACGGAATAGTATACCTTGATGCTTCCCGCCCGCTCAAGCCACACGCTATAATGCCAGACGAAAAAATTCATGATGGCCATATGTGGAAGTCGTGGTAGCAAGGTGACGCAGAAACAAGCCGGCTTCGGAGTCAATGCATGACCGAGTCGAAACAAATTCAAACCAAGGCCGTGCGGGATATTTCTAACTATCTTGAAGCCACGGTCACCGTGCGGGACCGCACGCGATCAATCTACAGCCGAAACATCGACGCTATCGAATTGCTTGACGTGGCTCGTGGTTATGTGTACAACTGCGCAGACACGATCGCGCTTGCCGCGTCTCAGCAGCCGCTCCGGCTCTATCGCACCGGATCGGTGCGCATCCAGAGGGCCGGAAAGGTGAAAACGCGAAGGGCTCGCTCAACAACGGAGCACATACTCCGTTCGGGACGCATGGGTCGCAAGGCCGCGACCTGGTCGGGAATGGGCGGCAATACCGACGAGGTCACCGATCACCCCGTGCTCAACCTTCTCACTCGGCCCAACACGTTCCAAAACGGCGAGGCGTTCGATTATCAGCGTTTCCTTATGTCTTTACTGACCGGCGAAATGTTCCATTTGGTAGAGGGTGGGCGCTTTCCCGAGCATTTGTGGCCCATGTTGCCGCAATACACGCAGATTTTGCCAGACATTGACGGGATTGTGGGCTCGTACGCGTACGGACGAGAGCGATCGAGAGTTGTAGAGTACCCGGCAAAAGAGGTATTGCATTTCAAGTTTTCAGATCATCCCGAGAATCCATATCATGGTTACGGCCCGCTCCACTGGTGCTATCAGGCCGCACGGATCGTTGCTGAAAATGAAGACTTCGATCTTGAATTTATTGACAACGGAAACATACCGTTGGCCTTTATTACTTTAGACCCAACGGTTTACGGGTCCGACACAGCAATCAACAATTTCATGGAGTATTTAGGCAAGATTACGCGCGGGTCAGTGGGCAAATCTCGTGCAATTGTTGGCGCCGGCATGAGTGTGTCGTCACCAATGCTTTCGTCCAAAGACTTGCAAACGATCGAAAAACTCAATACACACAAGGCTACGATCCGGAACGCGTTCAAAGTGCCCGAGTCTCTCCTTGAACTCAACAGCGCAAATCTGGCGTCTGCAAATGTTGGGGACGATCAATTCTGGGGCATGACCATACGCCCACTTCTCAATCGGGCCGCGGACCATCTTACAGAAATGCTTCTCCCGATGTTTGGCCTGGAGCCTGGAGAACATTTCTTCGCTTATGATGATCCGCTTCTCGCGGACATTGAACGCGAGGCCAGGATCGCGGAAATTGATTTGCGCTCCGGTGTTCGGAACATCAACGAGGTTCGGTCAGAGCGAAACTTGGACAGCATCGGATCGGAGGGCGATAGGTACCGTATTAGCGGTGTACCGATTGAGCAGTCGGGCGAGCAGCAGCCCCAGCAACCATTCTTCACACTTAACGATCATCGTGTCCACGAAATCAAGATGTTGGAAAGCGGGCCGCAGCGGGAAATCCGAGCAGTCGAAAATAATTGCAGCGACGAGAAGAGCGGAGAAGACGCATACACGGACGAAACCACCGAGTCCGAAGTCGGGGCGTCGGAGGAATTGGACTCGGGAGAATCGGCCCAGGAGGAAACGAAGAGCGCGCCCGAGCCGCTCGCAATCGTTGCCACGCTCGCAGACCGGCATATTCGAGACGACCCGTACGACTTCTCGTGTTACGAATGCGGAATATCAACAAAGTCCGACGAGAATGAGCCGCCCGTTACGATCAATCCTCCGTCCGGCGTGAGTCTCAATGAAGACCAGGAGCAAGCGTTTACGTCTCAAAGGGCGCTCGTCGCGGCCGCGGTGATTCAGTTCGGGTCTATCATTTCCGACTTTATGTTGGACGCGCAGCAGGACGCGGCCTCGTCGATTCGTGCGGGTAATGCGATCGACCTAAGCGAACTCGAAGCGCAGTTAGAGTTTGTGTTGGAACCCGAATTCCGACAAATGTACCGCGTCGGATTCGATATCGGCGCAATCGAACTGGACGAACCGGTCGGGACGGACCCGCTCACGCTCCCCAACGCGCGCGCTATCGCGGATGTGCAGACAAGCCTTGTGCGTCAGTTGTCACGCGACATATCCGACCACACGGCCCAGGCCATAGAGTTACGCATCCGCGCCGGGTTGGATGCGGGCGACAGTATCGACGAGATCGCCTCGGCTATCGAGGGAGATACCGACTTTGCCAAATACCGCTCGGAGCGAATTGCACGCACCGAGGTTCTCAACGCATCAAACGCAGGCAAGATTGCAAGGTACAAAGAATCGAACGTGTCGCTCAAGTATTGGATACCCGGAACGAGCGCTGTGCACCGCGCGCTCGGAGAAATGTTCAAGGATGGGATTCCAATTGACGAGCCGTTTTTGCGTGCGGGCCAGTCTGTAACCGCAGGCGGGAAAACCGAAAGGTTTACCCGAGATGTGTATTGGCCTCCCGCGAGGCCCAATTGCACATGCACGGTTACGGCCAGCGCGCCCGGGGGTAAATAAATGACTAATAGCGTATCAATCTCAGAAATCAAATCAAGAATCAGGGCGCATAATTCATGGATGCGAAAAGACGCAGACGTGCAAATCCGATCTGGGATTTCTGAGTCGTCCAAGGTCATAAAAGATGGCGACCGTCGCGAACTCGTGGTAGTTGCGAACACGGCCAGAATTGATCAGGACGACGAGGTAGTCGTGCCGGAGGGCGCAGACATTGGGTACTTTGGCGAAAACCGATCTGTGTTTTTCGATCACATGTACGACGAGCCCAATTTTATTGGAAAGGCCCGCACCGGATATCCTAAATTGTCGAATGGTCTTTGGATTGTTCGCTTTGGTGTACGCAGGTCAGAGCGCGGGGAGCAATTGCTACGAGATGCGGAAGACTTTGGGGTGTCTGTTTCGATTGGTTACGACGCCCTGGATAAGGGGCCCCCAACAGACAAGGAAATCCAAAAATACGGGGGTGGAAAAGAATTCCGATCAATTGTCCGAAAATGGTTTTGGGCGGAACTGTCCGTTACGTGGATTCCTAGCAACCCGGAGGCGCGCAGTCCACACCCCGAAAAATTTTCCTCGTCCCCGAAATCGGCGATATTGACACCGTTTGGGGTATTTGGCATGCCGTTGATTTCATGCCGTTGATTTCTCGTGTGAAGGGGCTATGATTCATGGCTCGCCTTGCTTGATTGCGAGGCGGGCCACTTGGGCGAACAGCAGCCTTTGGGGCGCAACCGCATCTGCCTTGCCGCCTCGAACCGATGCCTTCGTGAGAACACAAGGTTTTCAATACTGGAGGTATTGCAATGTCTGCGAATAGGTACAAGTCCAGATACGCGCTGATTAAGGATCTTGAGAGGTCCGGCGCGTTTGACGACGATGCGATCAAGTCTTTGGAGTCGATGAATACTGAGGATGCCTGCGAATGGATTGGTAAAAACGTCGAACTCAAAGGGTGGACGCTTGATGATGTCAGGTCCATTTGGACAAAGCCATCGATCGAAAGAAAGAAAGTGACCATCGAAGTCAGCGCGGACGCGGGCGAGGAAGTCGAAGTCATGTCTCCGCAGGCTGAGGACCCAGAACAGACCGAAGAAATGGACGAGGACGAGTATGAATCTCCACCCAAGTCCAGGCAGAGAGCAAGATCCATGACCACCAAGGGCGGTAGGCTTGCGCGCGCCGCGGAGCCGGCCGTGCACTCGTTCAACACTCCCAGTAGCGCCCTAGGGCGCCAGATCAAGGCGTACGACTCGATCGTCAAGTCGGGACGGTCTTACTGCGTTCCTGGCCGCGCGCCCGCTCCGCCGGCGTTCTCGTCCGGGGAAAAGGCGTTTCTCTACGGCGCCGCTGTCCGCAATCGACTGATTGAACTCTATCCGGGCGAACTTGGAAAGTATCGCAACAACTCGGAAGACAGGTACCTGTCCAAGGCTTTGGGTACGACTACGAATGAATTGGGCGGCGCGCTTGTCCCCAATGAATTCATTCCGGACCTTCTCGATTATCCCAACGAATACGGCGCCTTTTCGCGTGCGGTCGGCACGACTCCGATGCCCGGCGACACGGCCACAATGTCGCGTGTCACAGAGCGCTTTATTGTGGGGGATATCGGCGAGGGTTCGCAAATTGAGGAGCAAAATAATCCCCAATTTGACAATGTGACACTTGTTGCCGCTAAAAAGGGCGGCATTGTCCGGGTTAACAGAGAACTTATTGGCGGGAGTGCCATTAATCTTGCCGAGGTTATTTCTCGAGACGTCAAGCGCGGATTTGATAAATACGCCGATGATTCGGGGCTGCTCGGCCTGAATGGGTATCGAGGCATGAATGCCGAGGCGTTCACGGCCTCAGGCGTGGACCATTATGACGCCGCGCTCAGCACGCCGCTTTGGTCGGAATATGATGTCGCGGATATTTCGACATGGCTTTCGCTTATTCCGTCTTCCGCGTGGGGCGCCGGCGGGGTGGCGATCGTTTGCCACAGGGCGTTTTTCGGATCCGTTTTCCTTCGGTTTGCGGCCAGTGCGGCGACTGTGTCTGATTCGGGCCGGGGTTTGTTCAATGGTGACGTTAGTTCCCCGAGCGGGGCGGACGCGACATTCTGGAACTACCCGGTGTATTTCTCCGATTCGATGCCGTCGAGTCCGTCAAGCGATCAGATCAGCGCTATTGCTGGATCGTTCCCGGGCGCAAGCAAATACGGAGAGGTCACGGGCTCGGACGAAATCATGTCAAGCGAGCATCGCTACTTCGAATACGACCAGATCGGATTCCGCGCACTGAGGCGGCTTGCGATCAACAATCACAACGTAGGCGGCTCTGACTCGACCCGCCCGTCGCTGGTAATTGGTCTCAAAGACTAAGGATAAATAAAGATGATTACTGCAACACAACAGAAGATTGTTCCGATCATTCTTCCGGCTGCAATTGTTGATAACGATGATCCTGTCGGCGCGTACGGGGACACCAACCCGGTTAGCGTGGACACCATCGGGTTCAGCCGTTGCGATATCTATGTGCTATTGGGTGCGACCGATATTGCAATGACGGCGCTCGGTGTGTACGAGGGGCCGACTGCGGCCTCGGGCGCAAACGATGCGGACTACTCTGCTATCACTGGCCTGCAAGCCTCGGGCGCAACCGGAGACGGACGGCTGCCCACGGCGACGGATGACAACAAGATTTTCCACTTCGGTGTGGATCTTCGAGACAAAGACCGATTCCTCGCGCTTGACGCCACATGCGGAAACGGCACGGCCGGTACATACGTTGTCGCGTGGGCCGTGCTGAGTCGTGGCGACGAGGAGCCGACCACCGACACCGACCGCAACATCGAGTGGGGCCTCGAAGCGTAGGTCATGTGATTTCACGCCGGCTCATCCCCTTTCCCTCCCCTTTGCGTCCGGAAACGGGCGCAGAGGGTTTTCTCAAGGGAGCACAGACATGAAGACAATCAAACTTCTCAAGAATTGGATCTCGCACAAAAAAGGCGAAATTATGCAGGTGGAAAGTTCACTTGCAGAACAACTCATTCGGTCCAACTTTGCAAAGGAAGTTTTGAAGCGAGGACCAAAGCCAAAGGGGACAAAGATCCTTTCTGTGAATCAGGCCAAGTATGCGGGGTGCGGAGACAATGCGGAGGAATAGTCTATGGCGCTCGTCACAGTCGATGAATACAAGGCGAGCCGGGGAATTTCCGGAGACGACTACGATGCGCGAATAGGGGGCGCGATCGACACCGCGAGCGCGCGTGTGCGCGAGTATTGCGGTCGAGACACCACAAATGGGTTTGAGTTAGATTCTCGAACGGAGGTTTACAGCGGATCCGGGATCGACACGCTGAGGCTGCGTGAATGGCCGGTAGCGAGCGTAGAATCTGTGGCGTATCTGTCGTCTGTGTCCGATGGCGCGGCGTCCTACGAGTCAGCCATAGACTCTTCGTCTTATTATGCAGATGAGCGCGGGAATTTGTATCTTACGGGCAGTGTGTCGTGGGCCTGGGAGCACGGCGGAAAAAGCCGGGGAGTCTGGGCCAAGGGAGATCGAAATATCCGGGTCTCATATACGGCCGGTTATTCAGAAATACCCGACAACCTTAAAGAAGCGGTGATGATTCTATGCGATTCCTGGTTCCTTACTTCGCAACGTGATGTTGTGACGCTCAATCAGGAGGCGCGCGGCGTAGACAGTCGCCAATACTCCGCGACGACGGAGGTGACCAGTCGGGTTTTGGCTCTGCTCGCGCCATGGAGGAGGCCCTACGCGTGAAATCGCCGCCGATCAATTACGGCCCGCTCGGATTCGAGACAACATGCGAGGTGAGCGTGCCCGTGTATTGCCCCGATTCCGCGGGCAGGCCCACGGCTACCGAGGCGACCGAAACCTATCACGTCCCGTGCACGATTGAGCCGTCGGGCGCGTCTGAGACCATGCGACTTGGAGACGGTCTGGTTAACGAATCAACCACCACCTGGGTAGCCTTTCTTCCCAGACTTCGGGCAAGCGGAGTTCCGCTGGCATTGCCGGCGTCTTCGGTGATCATTGCAGACAGCATAGCGTATGAGGTTAAGGGGGAGGGTCAGGCGTACGCGGACGGGCTCCAGCGCGTTCCCGTGGAGATCAAGACTTGATTCGTGATTACTCCGCCAAGTTCCTTTCTGATTTGTCCGACGCACTCGACGACGGGCTGCGCGCGGCGTCTCGAAGAGGGTCGGACATTGCCGCCCTGAGCATGAGGCCGGCGCCTGGCGCAGAGGGCCAATTGATCCGCCACCGGGTCTCGTCTTCTCCGGGAAACCCCCCGTTTGTCCGCACGGGCCGGCTGCGCTCGAGCCTGGCTTACGAGAAGACGGGCCCGCTTGCCTGGGGCTTCGGTACCAGCGTTCGATACGGGCGGCTTCTCGAGCGCGGCACTTCACGCATGAAGTCCAGGCCGTTTCTGCGCCCCGTGCTGATTCGCAACGGCAAAGACATTACAAGGGAATTTGTTTTTGCCGTAAAGAGAAAAATAGGAGGGGGGCAAGCAAATGGCTAAGCCAAATGTTTATAGTGCAATGGAAGCCGTATACAATCGGCTAAATGAAGATCTGACTTTGACATACGCAAAATCGGTTTGGTCTGGCCACGTTTCGCCGGGCGAGATTCCAAAGTGCGACGAAAAGCCGATCGTGATTCTTTCGTATTCGTTCGATAGGGACCCCACGTTTGACAGTGACGACGGATGGCTCAATTTAGAAGCCTGGGTTCTGCATCACGTTGATGCCCCGCCATCGGATCGAGAAACCGTAGTATCCCGGATCATTGGAGACGGCAGCACGCACGGCTTGCTCAGGTGGGTTCCGGCCATCACGGGGATCGGCACAAATCCTTTTGAGCCGAACGGGACCGAGCAGGACGGCCCGTACGATGATCAGCACGTCGCCGCGATTATTCCATTCCGCGCATATCTTACGGAAGGCTGACAATGGGTGCAACATCTGGTATTACCGGTGCGCTGACCGCCACGGGCGCAAGCACCACAAAGGATCTTATTGATGCGATCGACTTTTATACTTCGACGCTGACAATCAGTTCTGCGGAAATTCCCGCGTCTGGATTCGCATCGTCTCTTGTGTTTTCTAAGTATTTGCAGGATCTATACGACTGGAGCATTACTTCTCAGGGAAGGTTCCCCAAAGACGCTCAGGCCTCGTTTCGGTGCAACGTGACGCAAAACGGAACGGATCTCTATCTCACAAACGTATACGGCTTTGCAGTAGACCTTTCGATTCCTGTAGAAAAAGATACAGATTTTACGGCCACGGTCGCGAACACTTGGGGATACGTTGGTCCAATTGAGGGTAGATTTAGCATTAATGCGAGGATCAACAGCGCGAATCCCGTGAAACTGCCCACGGTCGACCTTGGCTCACCGGGCCACGATTTATCTTTCCGCATTGGAATCGAAGACACAAACGATGATATCATTTCGGTAGATGGTACAAACGGGGGGGCGCGTATTTTGAGCGTTACTCCGGTTGTTGCGCTTGGGGCGCAGAATGACGTTACCATCGCGGGCGTTTTTTCTGGAGACGTGCAGATTGACGGCGATAATTCGATCTTTGCGGTATCATCGCCAGGCACGCCCGAAAACATCGCGCTGCCGACTCCGACACAGATTCAATTGCAAGCGGCGACTGGGCGCACGTATACGGGCCAGGCGTTCTGGTCCGCATTCAGCGTGTCTTCACAGCCCGGCTCTGCGATTAACGTTTCAGTGACTTTCCAGGGGACCGGAGAACTCACGATCGCCTAGTCGTGCGCGGCGTCTCCGAATAGGGCGAAAGCCATGGCAAACGGCCAGATGATTGGCACAAAAATCGAGATGATGCAGAGCCCAGAGAGCAGGCGCCTTTCTTTGATGCGCCTTTGGGCCCCGGTCCAGTGCGCGATCGCTGATAACAGGCAAACCGTGGCGAATACGAGAATCAGGGGTTCCATGGACATCTCCTTTCGATCGTCAATTTTACCGCCGAGGCACTGACGAGTCAAGCCGCTAGCAAGGATACGCCATGGCCAATAAAATTGCCGAAGCGTTCATCGAACTGAAGGTTCGGGGCAAGCGAGCCGCCGTGAAGGCGATCGACGAGGTCAAGCAGTCCGCCGGCTCAATGGGCGGCAAGTTCGACGCCGCGCTCGGGTCGCTTGGCGCAAAAATGGACAAGGCGACGGAAGGGGCCCGCAAACTCCAAGGGGCGATCGCCGGCATCCTGGGGATTGCTACGCTCGTCGCGGCCGCGTTCTACAAATTAGGCAATGCAATTTTTAGCGCAACGCAGTATTTTCGGTCTGCGAAAAAAAGAGTAGAGGAATTTAGAAATGAACTCTCGGCAAGCGGAAAGGATCTATCTCAGCAGGCATCCGCAGTTCGAGATAGATATAACGAACTCACCAGCGAGTTAGAAAAGGGCGTTCCCTCTTTCTTTCAGAAAAGGTACATATCCGAACTCAAAGAACTAAACAAACTACTGGTTGAAATCAGTTTTACTGAGCGCGCAAGATCACAAAGATCATTCGATAAAATACTGCAAGAAGAAAGGGCGATCACAGAAGAACGCAACAGGCAGTTGCGGGCAATTATTGAACAATCCGCTGTGCAACTCGAAACGGACCCAATTAGCAAAATTCAACTTAGAAACGCCCAGCAGCAGCGAGACATTCAAAACGAACTGCTGAATGTTGCTAAAGAATTACAGGAGGCTATGTCTGATCCGGCCAACGATACTGTAAGGATCAACATGCTTCGAGAGCAGCGGCGATTGCTCGAAATACAACTACAAATGGTCAACAAGATTGCGCAGCAGGAAATTAAAGGGATCGAAAACGCAGAAGCACGAAGGCGGGAGGAAATCGAAAAACGTAGAAGGGCAGAGAGAGAGGCCGCGGAAGAGAACGCGCGGGTCATTGCCGAAGCCAACGCCAAGGCGATGCAGGATCTACAGAGAGAATTTGCCAACACGATCTCGTCAATAAACTCACAGGCCGGCGCGTTTGTAAGGGTCGAAGACCTGGTGGCCTCCATTGCCGATGAGGTGCGGCAGATTCGGGGGAGAAGTTGAGCAGCGAATCCCCCCTGGTTACTTCCGTGCGTCAGGCGTTCCAGTCAGAGGAATCAACGCTCCATCGCACATTTCGCAATGTACCGGTCAATGTCAACGATCCCAACGTGTACTCTGCGCTGCGTTCGGTAGATCCGCCCTTGCCGGGTCTGGGAGACTTTATCGAAGGCACGGTGTATCGGGTGACGGCAATAAACGTGCGGCCCGTAGGCAGTCGCACAGATGTTGCAGATGTTACAGTTTCATATACGACGATTCCTGTAGAGGGCAGCCCGTCTAACGTTTCCAAGCAACCCGGAACAGAGGTGACATTTGAGATATTCCCCGAGTCTACCCAAATCGAAATCGACGCGGCCGTAGCGTCTCCCCTTATCACAAAGACAATAGAATTAGACGAACAGGGTACGCCAATTGGAGAAGTCGGCAGCGCGGTACCTGAAATCTCTCGCACGACCAGATCCATTGTGTTGGATCGTGTACGCGTCAATTACACAATCACGGGAACCGCTACGGCCCTGGGTCTTCCGATTGACTTTTCATTTGGAAGCGTGCCTGTTGCGCTTGCACAGCAAAGATTTCTGCACGTCATCGGAGGCGTGCCCTTGCTGTTTAGGTCCGGCGTCATACGGCAAGTGAGAAGGTCCGCGAGCACCCCAGAGGAGGCGGCAGATCCCAGCCTGCACACCTACGCGATCTCCTACGAATGGGTTTTTGATTCGGGCATAGGCTGGGGCAGCCCCCCGGAGCAGTGGACAGTTGATCCCGGGCTTGGCCCGGCCGACGATCTCGTCGTGGTTGCGAATACTCGGGGGTCGGTGTCAGAGACAGAGGACTTTGACATATTTTCCGGAGTGTTCATTCCTAATATTCGTGCACCACTGGAAATAGAGCAGATTCTTAGTTCCCAGCAAAGATACATACGTCCGCCATATTGTGACGTTAACCTTGTTCTAAAGGCCGATCATTCGTTTCCGTATCCATCCTTTGTGCCGGCGCCGGAGTACACACGAGCGGACAGCGTAGCGCGTTTGGCGTGGCAAAGCCTACCGGGGGTTTTCTAATGATCACTGAAATCTTTGACATAAGCATCTACGATCTTGACAGCAGGATCATAGCGGTGCCGTGCTCACAGTACAAATACGCATCGGTGCAGGTTATCCCGTCTGATTACAGCAGCACAACCGGGGTCATTGAAATCAAAAAAAGCCTAACAAGCAATTCTTCGGATGCTGTATCGTTTTCTACGCCGATCACGCCCAACATGACAAGCAAGGCAATTACCGACGATATTAATATTCGGGACGTACCGTTTATTCATGTGGCGAACACCACAGCAGATAGCGGCAAGTCGTGCCGCGTGGTCATCCATCTCTCGGAGGAATAAATTATGGCGATTGCATATCTAAACGAGAATGCGACCAGCGCGGCGGCCGCGAACTGGTCAGACTCCACCGGATTTGCAGACGGTGCTGAACTTGTTTTGTCTACGTCAAACGGTATTTCCGTAATAAATGACGTAGATTATAGCAGTTTGACAACCGGCGTAGAATCATTCGAGATCCAAGAAACATTCAACGCAGACGCCGCAAGCGCCGGACAGCCGTTTGTTTTCGACGCGGACGCGAGTTCGGATGCCTTTGTTCGGCACCGCGGGCCGCGCAGATTTTACTACGGCGCGGGTGGTGGGTCCAACAATTGCAATAACTATTACCAGGCCGGCAACGGGTCTACCTATTTGGAGGGTGGGACGTTTGATAATATGGACGTAGTCAGGGGCGAATTCTACGCCAATGAATCTACTGTAATTACTAACATGACCGCCTGGGGAGGGCGCGGAGCGATCGAATACAACGCAACAGACATTACTTTGTATTATCAGAGCAGGGGCCAATTTCTTCTCAAGCGTGGAGGAGAAATTATCGTAGGCGGCGGAACGCTTACTCTAGACATTCCTGATTCTTCGCCCAGCATTGACTTGACAATCAGGCGCGGCGGGCGGGTCATCGTGTTGCGCGCAGATGTAATTGCCAATTGTCACAATGAAGGCATGCTCGATATGAGCAGGGCCAAGCGGCCCGTAACGCTTGGCGGGACGACCCACGAGCAAGGCCCGTACGCAAAACTTGTTCGCGGCAGTCTTAATCATGCAATCACCGAACCGCTTTATCTCGGCGGCGTGTATTCTGTGGCCAACCCTGAAACCGGAAGCATTTAGTAGTGAGCGTGTCCGTCTCGTATGCCCGCGTGCTCGGCGTGCGCACCGTGGAGGGGCGCACGCTGTTGGACGTGGCCGTACAGACGGACGAGGGCGAGATACGCCCTGGAGAGATCGACGGCACCAATGTAGTGTTCGCTGATTCGCTTGTGGTCGGCATCGTAACCGGCAGCCGCGACAGTGGCCAGACATTCCGGCCGATGCGGCATGCGGGCGGTGGCGGCAGCGGTAATCTCAAGCCGGCCATCATCGTTTCGTCTCGACCAATCGGGGAAGACCTGTTCGAGTATCAGATAAAGGGCGTGCTGCCCATCGTAGACGACGGAGGCGACGATGTCGGCTCGGCCAGGTCATGGGAAATTGACGAGGCGTCCCCGATCGAAACGGCATACAATACCGCGGAGCGCGTGCCGTTTAACGGGTTCTCGTCTAACCCGGTCGCCACGGGAACGGGCGTATTGGTCTCGAAATTGCTAGGTTACAATTACTTCTCAATGTCGAATGTTGAGGGAGCGTGCCAGGGTCCGCCCTGACGGGATGTGTTGCGATGGCCGAACGCTTGCATAGAAACTGTACCAGGCTGCTTAATTCGGTCTATTCTACTGGCCGCTATGAATATGAAAAGGAAGCAGGAGAATTAGTAGGCACAGTAAGAACAGATACTATGCAATACAAGCGGCACCGCGCCCCTCTGCAAATAATCGGCGCAGAAATTAGTTACAGCGAGGAAAATCGACTTAATGGAGAACTGAAAGATCGTTACGATATAAGCATGTCGCTATTTTGGGGCGTTCAGTGGGTGACGCCCACTATGTGGGACTTTGTCCCGGGAAGTCCAGAGGAAATACTCCGCGCAGATACGGCGCCAGATATAGCATACGGATTTGCGCCCACAGACGAAGCGCTCAAATACCCACCAAGAACCGGTGTTCCACTTATCTTTGTTGCTTACAAATCATTTGCGGGAACACTTACCAGTCAATATGGAACCTCAGAAATTGGCATTCTTGACGCCATTACGACAATAGGAGATTCTTTTACTTTTGTTGATTGGGTTTTCTTTGAATTCCCAAGCCCCGGCTGCCCGGTAGATGATCCAATCGGAGGATATAGGTGGAACGCGCTCGATTTGTATCAGGGTTATATTGTAAAATATTCAGATTTTCCCATCGGAAACACTCTCACTAAAATTTCTTTATCTACTGTAGCAAGTAAAAACGGAATTGTTTCTAATGGCTATTTTAGAAATGATTCTTACGGAAGCACAGCAACACTAACAAGGCAAATAAATCATTCAGCCACATACTGGCCCGTGCGCACGTATCCGCATCTCATCGAAGGATACGACGGCCCGTCCAATCCGGCCGGCCAGCCTGGGCCGTGTCCACAGCCCACGATCCCCGCTAGGCTATTCCAGCCGTGCAACAGAGGATCCGTCGGCGGTTTACTCGTGGCGCCGTCTGTGCTCGACGTGTCCCCGTTTGGCGAGGATCCAGTCGTGCGCATCAACGGAGAGTGCTACCGATCGGTCGCCGACGTAGAGTCGCTCCGGGGCGCGGTTACGTTTCCAGAAATCGAAGAAGGATTCGACAATTGCGAAGATTGCTTGGCAAATCCTGTTCCGTGTTGGAGACTCGAGTCTTGCGGTGGATCAGGTGAGGAAATCATCGTAGCAAAATCAGAAATTGACAAAGTGCCCGGAATTGGCACAACCATCGTTTACGATAGAAAATGCTGGACAAAGGTAGCCGAAGTGGAAGCGGAGCCAAACGAAATAACAGCAGAGCAGATAGACGGCAGGTTTGATTCGTGCGAATCGTGCATCGATGCAAATGATCTTTTGTATGTTGTATTCAGCGCATGCAAACCAAATGATGGCCCGAGTACTTTTTACGTCTTGCAGTCTGAATATTACGACGAAGAAGTGCCGCCGCAAACGGTCAATCTAAAGCCGGTATTTGGATATTCTCCTGGGTGCTATAGAATGGTAGCAACCGATGTAACAGACATACCAGACGACGCGCTTATTTTGGGACCAAATCTTCCTCGAGTGCGATCTTGCGGGGACCCTTTGTGCGGAGATCTGGTAGACTTTGACGATGCTCCGATTGATCCAAGGGTTGCGCAGCCTCGCACCGTTTCGAACCCGCTGCTTAACCCGAACGAAAACGCGATACAGTTGGCCATACAGTCTGACCCGCTCCGAAGATGCAGGGGCTGCGGTCAATAAACAACGGATAAACAATGAAACCATCACACGCGCCGGATTTTACGCTTTCTAGGCCAGAACCAAACGTTACTATTGTGCGCATGGAAGTTCCGTCGTCGTCGGGTTGGTCGCAACGGTTTCTTGTTCGATCTGATGTGCACCGCGACTCAAAAGATTGCAGGAGGGACATCGAAAAGGCAAGTTGCGAGCAAGCGTTGCGCGAGGGCGCGGGAATTATTGATGTCGGCGATCTGTACGATGCGATGCAGGGTCCCGGAGACAAAAGGGCGTGCAAGGAATCACTTCGCGACGAATACGCAAGGGCTGCTTACTTCGATGAACTCGTGGAGGACGCCGAGGAATTTTACAAGCTGTATGCATGGAACTTAGTAAGCCTGAATTACGGAAATCACGAAACCTCCGTGATTCGCCATTATGCTACAGATTTGACTAAAAGGCTCTCAAACGGCCTGCGAAGAATAACCGGCGCGCCGGTGCATCCAAACGGTTATCAAGGATGGGTCATTTTTCGAGTTGTCGCCAATAAGACCAAGCGAGCAAGCAAGGCTATGTATTGCTATCATGGTTCGGGTGGCGGCGGACAGGTGACAAAGGATATCATACAGTTGCACCGCCGCCAGTCGTACGTCAACGCCGATATCGACGCGAGCGGGCACACACACGATCTATGGGCCACATCCGATGTCAGGTTGTCCGTCAACGATGCCGGCCGTCAAGTGCAATCCAAAGTATGGGGCCTCAAATGTGGGACACTCAAGCAATCGTATGTCAAAGAGGGGAATACTGGATTCGGGTATGAGCAGCAACAGGGACACCGCCCTAAGCCGATAGGTCATTGCTGGATCAAATTAACATGGGATCAACAGAAAAGCCGTATCAATGTGGACGCAACCGCCGAAGCATTTGAATGATGAGGATAATATGGCCCGGTGGTGCGGGGATGTTCATTCGCTTGGACGCGCCAGAAAGGCCGCGGTCTTGTGGTCCCTGCGTCGCCTCATGGGCTACGTTACAGATCATTCGCTGATCTTGATTCGCGTAAATCCAGAAGACGACGAATACTGCACAGTCTCGGTCGAAACCGGAGATCCGGCCGTATGCGAAGCAATGGCAAATGAGTATGTAGACGGCTGCATCCCATCAGATGTAAATGATGACGAAAGCGAGAAATAAATGGAAGACCGAGAACGCCAGGTTATCAAACAAGCGGTGCACGAAGCCGTTACGGAATCTGGCATTCTCACCGATCAGGAAGTGCGCCGCATTGTGAGGGAAACGGTCCGCGAAACGCTTCTCAAGTCCGGCATCAACCCGGACGAATCGCAGGCTATTTCTGACGATCTGAGATACGTTCGAGAGTGGCGCACGATGACAAGTAGCATCAAAAACAAATCTATACTTGCGATTGTCGGACTGCTGATTTCTGGCTTTGCGGCTTTGCTGATTCTTGGAATCAGATCGGCGTTTCAAAAATAGTCGCCATAATCCGTGTTTATAAAAATTACCATAGTTTATCATATTTTGATAAACCAAGGTAACTTTGAAAAAACCTAGAATATTGGGACCGTGCGCCTATAATTTGCTTGCGACTATGTCCCAGAGTTCCGGTTCCCAGCAAATCGCAAGCCCCTTCCCGGGGCCACAATGAGTTGGGGTTCCGCCATTTGCGCCGCAAAGAATGGCGTGCCCGAATCCCTTTCCAGAGCGAATGGCGTCTCCGGGGCCGTCCCCTCTGCGTGCCGCATGCCCCGGCCCCTTGCCAAAGCGGCAGGCTCTCCCTCTGCCAGCGCCTTCGCGGTACGCATGCCCACTGTCCTCTCCAATAACCCAGATACTTCCATTATCACCTCCCCGAAGGCCATATCTGGTATTTCCCCTTGCCACAATTGCATGGTTCTGTCCGTCGGCATTTCGCCAATAAATGCCGCGTTCGAGCACAGAGCCTTCAATCCACTCTTTGTGCTTCCAAATTTTCATTTGTCCCCCCCTTCGGTTTGGCCATGTCCGCTACCGGACCGAAGCGCAATTCCCTGGCCCGGACCGCTGCGATTGGCGTGTCCGTCGCCCGATCCGTCTCGAATGGCGCCGCCATTTCCTTCGCCTTCACGAAAAGCGTGCCCGTTCCCGGCACCGAGGCGGATAGCCCATCCGTCGCCTTGTTCGTAGCGCTTGGCGTCTCCATCGCCGGCCCCGTCTCGAATGGCATCGCCGACACCCGGGCCATGTACCGTGATGCTGCCGTTGACTGCGCCGCGCAAACCATAGCCATAGTAGTTTGAGCCCTCGACATACACGACATGGTCATGTCCGTCGGATTCCATCCAATAGATTCCTTCCTCGAATGTCGTGTCCTCTACCCACTCGTCATGTGTCCAAGTTGTCATCGCTTGCCACCCCCCGGCCGGCACCACAAAACAAGCGGCTCATCTGCCACCTTGTCACGACGCTCGGCCGCGGAAATCCGTTCGAGCTCGTCCGCAAGCACTTCCGCCGCGGTCATCGCACGAGTCAGTCGCAACCGCACAGGTGTATCCTCTGGTGCCTTCGCCGCTTCGCGTACCGCCGCGATCGCTTCCTCTACCGTCATCATTCGCCACCTCCCGTCCAGCTTTTTCCACCGGATCACATCGAGTACCCCCGCGTAATGTCGCGCGTTCTCTGCACTAGCGTTTCGGGCTCGCACTTCGCCTTGCGCCTGAGCGCGCGAGCAGTGCAGCGCTTGGCGAATCTGCGGTAGCCCGGCGATTTTTCTCCCCGGCTGATTTTTTCAACGCGCATCGTCGTACCCACCCCTTTCGTTATCACTCGCCCGCCCCTTCCCCGCCCGTCGTCTCGCCCCTGGATCATGGCATAGTATCGGTTCCGTGTCAAGCCGCATAAAGAAAAATTTGCGGTGGATAAAAAATTCTTCCGTAAATGGCCGCCAATAAATGGCTTACGTCGTTCAGCCGCTTGGAAAAAACAAAAAAATGCTAAAGGGCTTGATTGGCGTGGCCGATGGGCTATACTTGGCCGAAAGGGGTAATCACATGAATCCGATCGTATCACTCGGTCAGGGCGACTACGCCCGCGACATCAAGGCGGAAGATATTCTTGGCAGCAAGAAAGACTGCGCCGAGCGCTACCCGTTCCTCATCCGCGAGCCGGAGGAAGTCTACCACGCGATGCGGGGAAGCCATCTCACCGCTCACGCCCTGGCTGAATTTCGGCACTGCCCGGCTCAGTACCGAGCGTATGAGGTCGGTCTAGAGCCGCGACCGGTGAGCGCGGCATACCTCATCGGCCGCGCGATCCACACGCTGTGGCTTGAGGGTCGAGAGGCGTATCAGGCCGCGTACCAGATCGGCGGCGAACCGCGGAACAAGCAGACCGGAAAGGTGATGTCGCCGACCAGCAGGGTTTATAAGCAATGGGTAGAATCACTTGACAAGCCGCTCATCAGAGAGAGTCAGTCTTACACGATTGAGATGGTGTATGCCTCGCTGTGCGTTCACCCTGTGACAAGAGAACTCTTCAGGGACGGAGTCGCCGAGGGCGTGGTGCGAACGGACATGTTCGGGCACGCGTGCCAGTCTCGGATTGATTTCATCGGTCGGTACGACGGTCTCGATATCGTCGTCGATTTGAAGACCGCGGACTCGCTCGACGGCTTCGAGTCAGCGGCGATTGAGTTTGAGTATATCCATCAGTTGGCGTTCTACCGCAAGATGATTATAAACGCAGACGGCCCCGATTCTGCATATTATATTGTTGCAGTTGAAAAGAAATTTCCCTATCGCGTGGGGGTGTGGAATGTTCCGCATTATACGCTTGACATGGCCGAATGGGATAACACGCTTGCGCTGAAAGAGTTGCATGAGTGTCGTGAATCGGGAGTGTGGCCGACAAGATACGAGCAGCCAGGGGTGCTTAAGTTTCCGGAATCGTGAGTAAAACATGTGCAACAAAGAATTAGAATTTGCAACAACCGACGAATTATTCGAGGAACTGCGATCCCGATTTGACGCTTGCGTTTTTGTCGGTGTTTCTGATCATACCACAACAAAAATAAAAACAAGTTACTATTACTCAGGAAGCATACCGACATGCCTGGGTCTTTGCGATATGACGCGCCGATGGCTATTGGCCGAAGAGGCCAAATCAAAAGATGAAGGATGAAGGATAAATAAAATGTCAATAGAAAGCAAAGCCCGAATAGCAGATAATTTTCACATCGCATCAAACGGAGACCTTGTTTGGTCTATTTTGTACGATAATGGAGACTGGCATAATCATAGATGTCCTCTATATATTTTGAGGACAATTATACAAATTAATTATTGATTCGAATAGATCTATACCAGAATGGCAAGTGTCCGGGTGGGCCGCCGGAGAAGTTGCGGTGGCGTTCCTGCAAAAATGCGGTCTTGTAAATCTTAGCGGAGACGACATTGCTCTCAAAAAAGGGGAAATTGCAGTTAGGGGAATTAAAGAGTATTTGATACTGCAAGAAAATGGATTCTTGCAGAACGAAAAGGGGAAACAAAATGACTAATCTAATCGAAACAATCTCCGAAACACTGCGCGCCGCGCCGCAACGAATCGTGGTCTACGGGCCGCACGGCATCGGAAAGAGTTCGTTCGCCGCGAGCGCGGAGCGGGTGGTCTTCATTCAGACCGAGGACGGGCTCGCGAACATCGACGCGAAGGCATTCCCGATTGCAACCGAGTATGAGCACGTCATCCAGTTCCTGGATAGTCTCCTGAGCGGCGAGCACGAATTCATGACGCTCGCGGTCGACAGTTTGGACTGGCTCGAGCGTCTGATCTTCGATCGTGTGTGTCAAGATAAGAATGTGAAGTCTATTGAAGACATCGGGTACGCTAAAGGCTATCACTTTGCGCTCTTATATTGGCGCGAGTTTGTTTCCAAACTGAACCTTCTCCGCTCCGAACGCGGTATGCAAATCATTCTGATTGCGCACGCTCAGATCGAAAAGTTCCAGGACCCGACCGCAGACAGTTACGGTCGGTATTCGCCCGGACTTCACAAGTACGCGTCGGCTCTGATTCAGGAATGGGCCGACGAGGTTTTGTTTGCAAACTACCGCGTCCACACTAAGATGGTGGATGAGGGCTTCAACCGCAAGCGGGCGCAGGGCATCGGCACCGGGGAGCGTGTTCTCAAGACCACCGAGCGCCCCTCACACGTCGCCAAAAATCGCCTGGGCCTTCCTGACGAGTTGCCGCTGAACTTCGGGGCATTCGCTCGGTATCGGGACTCGATCAGTTCTCGTGAGCCCAGCAATAAGGACGGGGCAGAGTCGCCGTATGTTGAGCCGGGGCGCGGGAAGCGGATTCACACGCCCCGAAATGATCCGGACAAGCCGACATCTCCAATCGTGGACATGACGGAGCGGGCGCCATAGGGAGGCGAACATGAAAAACTGGACACACGCTGAGTGGATCAAGGGCGCAGCACTGGAGAATGAAATCTACTGGAGAGAGGCGGACGGGCGATATCATCGAGTCAGCGCAAAAGACAAAACGAAATATGGTCTGCGCGGAAGGTCATTTGGCACCATTATCGTGCATGGAACCGAAGATGGAGACTCCATCCGTGATGGCTGGGGACCAGGCGATGCGATCCGCGAGGGGGTAGGTATGGGTAGTGCCTATCGCTGGGGATCTGGGGACGGGATGGCTTTTCGCATCGACGGGGGGCACGGAGATGCTAGGCGTCTCGGACTGGGCCATGGTTACGCGTGCAGGTTTGCCGGACGTGGGCGGGCAATTTCCAGCGGCTGTTGTGGGCGGGCAATATATGGATAAGCAATCGAATAAACCTGAACGCGCGAACGCATTCGCCGTGATGGGGGGGGGGTGGTGGAGTCATCTGAATGGGCAGCATCTGAAAAAGGAGGTCGAACATGAAAAACTGGACACACGAGGAATGGATCAAGGGCGCAAAACTGGAGGACGGAATCTACTGGAGAGAGGCGGACGGGCAATATCACCGCGTAAGGGCTAAGTGGATGACCAATTACGGCCTGCGCGGCCCAAATGCTGGGACCATTGATGTCTACGGAACCGGCGGTGGATACGCAATCCGCGATGGTGATGGACTTGGAAATGCTATTCGCAAGGGTTCCGGCGAAGGCGGCGCCATTCGCCTAGGATCCGGCGAAGGGATGGCATGTCGCATCGGCTGCGGCTATGGGCACGCCAGACGTGGCGGATCGGGCGATGGAGACGCATGCCGGTTTGGCGGACATGGACGCTCCTCTCGCACCGGCAGCGGATACGGCCGGGCAATATATGGATGAGCAATCGAATGAGGGGAAAAAGGAATGAGCAAAAACCCGACAGATGAATACAACTACATCAATCCGAAAGAAACCTTTGATTTAGGATCTATATACCCATACGAAGTAAATAACTCGGGAACGCGACAAAGAGATTGGACTGATGTCGCGCGCTGCGACGAACTCAGGAGGCGGTGCTATTTGGAGTACTCAGAAAATGGTATATTGATCAAGCGATTCAGCCCCGAGTGGTGGATGAATCGAGCGAAACTCGAAGATGATGTATACTTTCTCGAAGCGGATGGCGCAGACTATCGAATTTCCTTTTCTTCGGATTACGATACTCCGTCCGTCGATCTGCTCCGATTTGGGCTTAGGGGGGATAATCCGGGCTCTATTCTCGTATACGGATGCGGAAAGGCGGACGTTATCCGCGACGGAGACGGACAGGGAGACGCAAAGAATTACGCAATAATCGGAGACGCCATCCGGTGCGGAAATGGGGCCGGGAGCGCAATCAGAAAATCCCGCACCTATCATGACACCGGTAGCGCGATTAGAAAGGGCGGCGGAACCGGGGACGCAATTTCCTACATGATGAGCGAAGGAAACGCATTTTGCGAGAGCGCGAGCGGAAATGCCATCCACCTATGGGGAAAAGACGGAAACGCAATTCGTGGGGGAGGCTGGAAATATTCTAGCGGACACGCAATCCGTATCAGCGATAAGCCGGGAATGGGAAACTCAATTTATGAATCCAATGATTCAAGGGGCATGTCCCTGTTTATTGGTCTTCATGGCGACATCATCGGCGATGCGGTCTACGTCGGAGGGGGAGGGGGAATCGCTGCGATTTACGGGTACGGCGGGAGAACCCTACACCACATTGAAAGCAAATCGAAAATTTACTTGATTAAACCTTCGATGTTTCATGAAAAAAGCATTAGAAAGACAAAGAAGGTTTGCAAGAAGTGGAAGAAAGCGGGGTTTAGAGAAGAATACAAAAAACTCATTAGCGAAACAGTCGAAATGGCAATCCGAGACGCATTGACTTACGACGCAAAAAACGTCCATTTGTCTGTACCAAGATCGGTGTAATAACCATTCAACAAGAAAGGAAACAAAGCATGATCGACATTAGAGGATTCAACGCGGAAGAGCACGAACCGGCAGGAAGTTTTGAGCCCATTCCCCCAGGAGACTACACCGCAATCATCACAGACTCAGAATCGAAACAAACAAAGTCAGGCAACGGCGAATATCTCCAGTTTGCGTTTCAAATCGTGGAAGGCGAGCACAAGGGCCGGGTGCTTTGGGCCCGGCTGAACCTCGACAACCCCAGCGAGACGGCGGTGAAGATCGCCAAGGGGGAGCTCTCGGCGATCTGCCGGGCGGTGGACGTGTTGACGCCAAACGATCCAGTGGAACTGCACAACATCCCGCTGGTGATCAAAGTTGGCACGAAGCGCCGTGAAGACAATGGCGAGACAACTAATGTAATTCGTGGTTACATTGCCAGCAAGAATGCGGCGGCCTATAGGCCGAATCGGGTCCCAATGGCTTCGGCGGGTGACAGGCCCACTCCGCCGTGGATGAAGAATTCGTAAGCGAATAGAAAGGCTAACGGAATGGCCCCTAAGACACGGACGTCATATTCGTTTACGGCCCCTTGGCCACCGAGCGTGAATCATTATTATCGCTCGGTGTCTTTGGAGCGAGGAAAGGGCGTACGTGTATACGTGAGCAAGGAAGGCAAGGAATACCGCAAGGATGCCATTTCCGCGCTCTTTCCCCTTCCTGCGGGCCTGCCCCTCCGGGGTAGGCTCGCGGTTTCGATCGATTTGTACCCGCCTTCAAACCGCGCATATGACGCCGACAACCGGCTCAAGCCTCTCCTCGACGCAATCGAGTACGCCGGAATTATCGAAAATGACGAGCAGTTTCACGAAATCCACGTTTACAAAACATCGTCCAAGAATGGAAAACGATTCAAAGGGGGGAAGGTTGAGGTCAGGATTTCTACTCTTTGCCCCGACGAGCCGTACCGCGTCGAGTACTACGAGGCGCTCGAACTGCTTGCGATCGCGTGCCGCGACCATGAAGTTTCCTTTGTCCAGCACATGGCCGGCGTAGCGCAGCGAGAGTTGCAAAAAATGGGCGTGCCCGTGAAAGTGGAATGCTCCCCGGAGGATGACGGATGAGCCCGCTCCGGCGCTATCAGCGCGACGCGGTCGATGCCGTGTGGAATCACATTGCATCCAGCGAGACGAACCCCGCGGTTGTGCTTCCGACGGGCTCCGGCAAGACGCACGTCATCGCCGAGCTGTGCCGGGACGCGGTGCAGAAGTGGAACGGGCGCGTCGTGGTGCTCGCCCACGTCAAAGAGCTGCTGGAGCAGGCCGCCGGAAAGCTGCGGGCGGTTGCACCGGATCTTCCAGTCGGCGTGTTCAGCGCGGGGCTCGGTCGGCGGGACCTCGGGTACGCCGTGACGATCGCGGGTGTGCAGTCGGTGTACCAGCGGGCGCACGACCTCGGCCCGCTCGACCTAGTCATCGTGGACGAGGCGCACCTGATCCCGCCGGACGGCGAGGGCATGTACCGCCGCTTCCTCGCCGAAGCGAGGGACCTGTGCGACCACCAGCGTGTCATCGGGCTGACGGCGACGCCGTATCGCATGAAGACCGGCACGATCTGCGGCTCGGACTCGGTGCTCAACGAGGTCTGCTTCGAGGTCGGCGTCCGCGAGTTGATTGTACACGGTTACCTGTGCCCGCTGAAAAGCCGATCCGGTCAGTGGGTCGCAGATACCAGCGACGTCGCCGTTCGCGGTGGCGAGTTTGTCGCCGGCGAGCTCGAGAACCGCATGGACGAAGACCCGATCGTTGAAACGGCGTGCAGTGATATCGTGTCCGAGACCAGCGACCGCCGCAGCGTCCTGCTGTTTTGCGCCGGCGTTCGTCACGGCGAGCACGTCGCACGGGTGCTTGCCGAGCGTCACGGCGTCGAGTGCGGGTTCGTCGAGGGCAACACGCCCGCGAAGGAACGCGATGCGCTGATCGACCGCTTCAAGTCCGGGGACCTGAAGTACCTTGCGAACATCAATGTGCTCACGACCGGGTTCGACGCGCCGAACGTTGACTGCGTGGCGATGCTACGCCCGACAATGAGCCCCGGGCTCTACTACCAGATGGTCGGGCGCGGCTTCCGACTGCACCCCGGCAAGCACGACTGCCTGGTGCTCGACTTCGGCGGCAACGTGCTGCGGCACGGGCCGGTCGATGCGGTGCGCACGAAAAAGCCGGGCAAGGGCGGGGGGCAGGCGCCTGCCAAGGAGTGCCCAAAGTGCCGTGCGTTGATCGCGGCGGGCTACCAGGTCTGCCCCGAGTGCGGGCATGCGTTCCCGCCTCGGGAACACGCGGAGCACGACGCACACGCTTCGGGCGAGGGCGTCCTCACGGGCCAGGTCACGCGCGCAGATTATAAGGTCACGGGCACGACATACCATATTCACCAAAAAAGAAAGGATCCGGCGGCTCCGCTGACGATGCGCGTAGAATACGACGCGGGCCTCTATCAGGTGTTCAGGGAATGGGTATGCTTTGATCACGAGGGGTATGCCCGCAGAAAGGCCGTTTCGTGGTGGATGGCAAGGTCGATCGAGCCTGTGCCGGGGAGTGTGCAAGAGGCAGTCGAACTGGCGAAGGCCGGGGCGCTGTCGCCGACACTGGAAATTACCGTCGAGAGGGAAGCCGGCAAGAAATACGACCGGGTCGTACGGCACCGTCTCGGCGAAAAGCCGCCGCGTTTGGACGACCCAGATGCCGTCGGCGCGGAAGACTACTGCGAGATACCCGAAGATGAGATCCCATTTTGAACAGGAGATAAAGCATGGAAAGGAAAAAAAGAAAAATGACAACCGAGCAGGCGTTGGCTGATGCCAAGAAAAACGCGGACGCAAATATTAGGGCAATTGAGGAAAAAGAAAGGAATGAAGCAATGAACAATGAACAACAGGATTCGAGCGTGCAAGTTGAAACGGAAGAGGCCGTGGAGGTTACGCCGAAGACAAATAAGAAAAAGTCCAAGGGACGCCGCCCGAGCGCGCTTGATTACGCGGTTATTGTTTTGATGAGAGAAAAAGGAAAGGCGCTAACCGTAAAGGAAATTACAGATAGGGTCATTGCTGAGGGCTGGAATACCCAATGCAAGACCCCGAACGTGTCACTTTCCGTAGCGATGATCCGAGAAATCGCACAAAAGGGAGAATTCTCCAGGTTTGTAAAAAAGTCACGCGGAAGGTATGCGATTCGATATATTGATTTTGGCGCGGAGAGAGAGTGATAAATGAAAAGGTTATTCCCAGAATTTGTTGACATGGGCAGGACACATTGTCCGTGGTGCCTAAGATATCGAGCGGTTGAATACGATAAGTTTTTTACTCCAGACTGTGACGACAGGTCTTTGTGCTGGTTTGATACAGAGCGGTATATTGGGGGATGTCCCGTAATGGACAATCCGCTCGCCGAGATTGTTAGGCTCAGGGAATTTATTCTCAAGGCGTGCCCGGACAGAGACCTTGCCGAAGAAGCAATAATGATGCACGCAATCAATCCACGTTATGAAAGCGGGAAATATGCAGACCGCATCTGAAGCATTTGACGACAGAGACAGGACTATTTGTCCGTGGTGCCTCAAATACATGGCAGACGATGAAGACGCGGAGCGGGATCCGGACTCGATTGGAGATGAATTGCTATGTTGGAAAAATCTAAACGAGTGCGCGCCATGCGTACGAGATGATCCGCTCGCAGAAATTAATAAACTTAGAAACCATATTTGCGAACTTTGCAGACTTTTTACAAAACTTTGCAGAATTTCTGCGGAAATAGTAGATTTAAATTGTTTGCCACATAAAGACTCGAAAAAAAGATAAGAAACCGAGAGGGCATGCATTGTCCAGTCCGGCTTCTAATCCGCTTTACGAGAGCGCGTTAGCGTACTCCAAATGCGGGCTCAGTGTTATACCCGCCGAGCGTTCGGGCAATACGAAAAGGCCGACCGTTTCTTGGAAGCCGTACACAAAGCGCGGGGCGCAAGATGGGGAACTGGAAGAGTGGTTCGGGCCGGCCCAGTCGATGGCCCTTGTGTGCGGTTCTGTTTCCGGAAATCTTGAATTGCTCGACTTTGATCTTGAGGGGGAGGCATTTCAGACATGGTCTGGGGCAGTCCAATCAATCGCCCCGGGCCTTTTTGAGTCTTTGGTCATTGAAAAATCTCCAAGCGGAGGAATTCATGTCATATACCGATGTGAAGATCCCATACCCGGAAACCGCAAACTTGCACGATTTTGGTTCTCAGCAGAGCATGAAAAGGCAGAAATTGCTGTAGGCAACAGGACCTACCAGGTTCGGCACGATCCCCGCATGGGCGGCCCCGGCGCGTGGGTCACCGCAATCGAGACCCGCGGCGAGGGGGGGCTGTTCCTGTGCTACCCGAGCCCGGGATATCAGTTGACCCAGGGCGCCATCTACCGGCCGCCGGTGCTCACGCCGGACCAGCGGGCCGTTTTGGTGCGGTGCGCGGCGGCGCTCAACCAGGAGCCGGCTAGGGTGTCCGACGATCCTTCGCAGTCTGAACGCGAGGGCCGACCCGGCGACGACTACAACCGCAGGGCGGGCGTCCGCGGCCTCCTGGAGCGGCACGGGTGGCGCCTGGTCGCGTGTCGGGACCAGGAGTACTGGTGCCGCCCGCGCAAGGCCGGCGGGGTCAGCGCGACGTGGAACGGCGAGCACCTGTACGTGTTCACGAGCAACGCGCCGCCGCTCGAGCCGGACACCGCGTACCGCCCGTTCGCCCTCTACGCCGCCCTCGAGCACCAAGGCGACTACGCGGCCGCGGCGTCCGCCCTCGGGCGAGACGGGTACGGCGAGCCGCCACAGAGGCCCGTCCCGAGCGACGTCGAGGAAGCGCCGCCGACCAGGTTTGAGATCCTCAGCGCCGGCGACCTGATCAGGCAGTACCCCCGGCTCCGCCCCCCGATCGTTCACGGCCTGCTTCGTGAGGGAGAGACATGCAACATCATCGCGGCCCCCAAAATGGGGAAAAGTTGGCTCACCCTTTCACTTGCGCTTTCGGTGTCGTCCGGACGAGATTGGATGAATCGGTATAAATGTGAGCCCGGGTCTGTTTTGGTCATAGACAATGAATTGCACCGAGAGACCATCGCGCATAGAATCCCGCGCGTGGCGGACGCAATGGGCGTAGCCCCCCGAGAGTATGAGGGCCTAGTCGATTATGCACCGCTGAGAGGCAATTTGCAGGACATCGTGGGGCTTTCTCGTCTCTTTGATTTGATCGAGCACGGGGCGTACAAGATGGTCGTACTTGACGCTTGGTACCGATTCTTGCCCGACGGCAAGGATGAAAACAGTAATGCCGATATCGCCGGCCTGTTCAACCGAATAGACCAATACGCCGACCAAATCGGGTGCGCGTTTTGCTGTGTGCACCATAGCAGCAAGGGGAGCCAGTCGCTAAAATCTATTACCGACGTTGGCGCGGGCGCCGGCGCACAGAGCCGGGCGGTAGACTGCCATATCGCACTCCGTCCGCACGAGGAACCCGGAGTTGTCGTGTTTGCCGCGGCGGCCCGGTCGTGGCCCCCGCCGGAGCCGGTGTGCTTGCGGTGGGAGTGGCCGATATTTACCCCGGACGAATCACTCGATCCCTCAGAACTTGACGGGATCAGGAGAGGTGGAAACGGGGTGTTTGGTCAACATAAGAAAGAAAGTAAGAAAGAGTGGACATCTGACGAATTTGTATCTGAATTTATTACAGATGATCCACGGAGTGTAGAGGAACTATGGGGGCGCGCAAGGCTCAAATTTAAGGGCGACGCGCCCGGAGAAAGGACGGTTCGGGCTCTTGTGAAAGAGGCGACAGACCGAGGATTGATTGTTCAAGTTCGTAAAATGGAAGGAAAAAGCGGGGCAGCCAGAGGGTACATAAAGGCGCCTTTGGGGCACTAACAAATGGGTAGCAAAACAAAAGAAAATAGCCTAATTCAATTTCGGCGCGCAATTCCGGCGCGCCGAAATAGGCGCCGGAATTGGGGCGATTGCCGGGTTATGGTAGGTGGATTCAATTCCGGCGCACACACCGCCCCGCCCCGTAGGGGCGGGGTGTGCGCCGGAATTGAATCCCGCCCTACCCCCGGCAATTTCGACTGCGCCGAGATTGCCGAAAATTTGGAGATACATTTATGACTTACCGTGAGGCAGTTTGGGTGGCGACGTCGCCGGAGTTCAAGCCGAACTGCCAACGCATCGAAGCGCTACGGGAACTCGCGCGGCACGCCGCCCGGCTCGAGTCCATTGCCGCTAAAATCGCCACTCTCCCGCTCGAACCGTGCGGGCGATGCTTGATACCGCTCGACGAAATCGCAGACGAGGCGGCAAATGTAATAGTGAATTTGATCAGCGAATCAAACGAGGAATTATAATATGAAGAATATCAGAAACAAGCAAATGGAAGAGGCGCTCGTATTTGCCGAAATCGACCGCGACCGCGCAGCGCTGCACCACGTGCTTCGGGCAATGGAAAAATCGTTCCCGGGATGGATTGCCAATTTTCTCGTACGGCTTGAATGTGAAAAAACCGAATCGGAAAAACCAACAGATAAATTGATTTATCACTCGGCGATTGTGGGAATTGAAACAGCGATGCAGCTCATGGTCGAGGCCGTGGATGGAGACCGGGGGGAAACATGACCGCGTTGCTCGCCTGTAACGGGCCGTGTCCGCTTTGTGGATCGGTGGATCGCAGAAGGGGCTTTTGCTGCGATGGGTGCCATGCGGCCTACATGGCCAAGCAGCACGAGATGTGGAGCATGCCGGGCACGGCCAGAGACGCGCCCGAGCCGCCGGAGCCCGAGCCGGACAAGCAGCAAGCGCCGAGGAGACGGATCGTGCGAGACATCATGATGCTGATCCGCGCCATGCGACTCCTGCTGTGGCACCCGATCCTCGCGGCGATGTCGGACGCGGACGCCCAAGGAGGGGGGGCGATCTCTCGCGGGCGAAAACGCTCGAACGTGTATCACGGTCGCCCGGGTTGGCGCGCCGCGATCGAGGCGGCCATCATGGCCCGCCAGAGGCCCCAGGATTGCGTCTGCGGCGTTTCGGGGCCGAGGGGCGGACCAGATGCCGCCGAAGGACCCGAGAGCGTTACAGGGCATTCTGCGGCGTGCTGTGTCCATGTCCTGTGGTCGCGTCCAGGATACGGCGAGTAGTTTCCTATTTGCAAAAATCATCGGAGCGATAAAATGACTCAGGATAAAAATCTCAGGGTAGTAAAAAATGACAATTTCGTTGTTGATTTTCAATTTGTCGATATTGACGACAACGTGATTGATTTAACCGGGATTACGGACGTAGAATTCAACGTAGCGGACGACTACGGGCTCGTAGATCCGGCTTTGTTGTCTTTTTCGTTGGGGGACGGAATCTCGGTACCCGATCCGACCGATGGAACAATCAAGGTGTCTACACCGCAGATCACATTGGATGCAAGGCAATACAAGTATGATCTGAGCACGACGATCAATTCTGTGAAAATTACCTGGCTCCGCGGTTTCTTTACCGTGCTCCCAGAGGTAGCCCCATGACTGTAATCATTGTTCGCGCGACAGCAATTAACAAGATTATAATGTCTGGCAGAGGGCCCGCCGGCGCAGGCGTGCCGCCGGGCGGTACCGCGGGCCAAGTGCTCGAAAAAGCAAGCAACCTAGACGGCGATACGCAATGGTCGAGCACCGCCGGCGGAGTTACCGAGTTCACCGGCCTATTAGACACCCCCGGAACGATCACCGCCGACGGAATCGTAGTCGGAAAAGCACTTGGGGACGGGCTCGAGTTTGTCGCATCGCTGGCGATTAGCCAAGTTGAGGATCTTCAGTCTTCACTTAATGACAAATTGGACTTGGCGTCTGTATCGGTGTTCGGAGAGTCGCTGATTGATGATGCAGACGCATCCGAAGCAAGGGCCACGCTAGAACTCGGGACCGCGGCCACTTCATCGGCCGAAGACTTTGCAACGGCAGAACAGGGCATTCCGGCTGGCGGCTCGGCTGGCCAAATATTTACAAAATTGTCCGAAGAGGATTATGTCGCTGGATGGTCCAATATTTCTTTGTCAGCGTCAGTTTATGTAAGGGCGGACGCAACAGGTACCGGAGATGGATCATCTTGGACTAATGCGTATACGTCACTTACCGTCGCACTCGCGGCAATAAACGCGGGCGACATCCTATACACCGATGGGGATTTTTACGAACAACCTGGAACGATCACTGCAAAGCACCGGCTGACCATCGTTGGAAACGTGGGGCCGAGTGGGCAGACACGTATCTTCGGTATTCGAATCATCGACAGCGCCGACGTTACCGACAACGGCGGAAATGTGTTCTCGTTTGTCAATCCCGAGACCGGCGATCCCGCCACCGTGACGTGGGATTATCAGCAGGATGACACACTCGGCACAGTGACCGGCGTAACCGTGATGGACGCAGAGTCCGTCGCAGCCGCGGCCGGAACGCTGATCGAGGTACCGTCCGTTCGGGCTTGGTACGGACACTTGCGCAAGGTCTCTCCGACAACTACCCCTGGCAGCGGCGAATGGTCGATGAGCGGCGAGAGCGTATACGTCAACCCGCCCGAGGCCGTGGGATCCACCGTAGATTTCGCGGCCGGTGTTGGCGTTGGCAGGCTTGGGAACGGTATTGCTTTGAATGCGTGCGATGACGTCACGATTCGCGGCGTTCAAGTTATCGCGTTCGGCGACGAAAACACGCAGCGCGGATCGTTCTACACCACCGGGTGCCTGCGACTGACGCTCGATGACTGCGTCTCCTATGACGCAGGGTACCGCGGCTTCAACATTGAGGGTGCAACCGGCGACGACGGCGCGCTCGGACACCGGATCACGGGTTGCCTGTCTGCTGGCGACTGGGCCAGAAGCGGCAATACGAATAACTATTTTGTCGTCTACAACGCCGAGGGGGCCCCCGGCGCAGATGTCGTATTCACGAACTGCCACGCCGTCATGTACCCCTGGCTCGAGACGACCGGACGCCCGATGGCCGGGTCGGTCACCGGTGAGACACACGAGACCACACAGTACAGGCCGGTGTTTTTCTATTCGCACGTTGGCGGCTCGGCAATATCTCCCATCGGTGATATCTTGTTTGACCGCTGCGCCCAGTGGTCGCAGTGTCAGAACTTGAATTCCAAACACGCATCGCTCGGAATGTTCTGGCAAGACGAAGCGTGGATGCGGCTTCTCCAATCAGAGATTGCTACGACCGACTACACCGACCCGGATGATTACGCGGTCGTGTGCCGAAACTGCCTGATTGTCGGCGACTTCAATAACTGCAACGTGCGGATGGACTCGTGCCGGATGATCGTACCGAGCGCGAAGGGCGCGCTGTCGTCCTACGCGAGATCGGTCACGCCAGAATCCACGTCTGACTACGACTGGGTACTCCTGGGCTCCAACGAGTCGATCTACTGGCGCCTGTGCGAGGTGTTCGCGTACGGAAAGGACAGCGCCACGGGCGCGTTGATTCGTGGTTTGAACAACTCTACATCGCTGATCCACGTCCCAGGCTGCACGATTGTCTATTGGCTCGACAATCCGGCCTATGACTCCAACTGCATCTTCCGGCCCGGACCAGAGCACAAGATCTATGCTCCGGGCTGTGTGTTTGCGAGCATTGGCACAGGCACGGGCGGCGGCGCACTTGGCGGGAATAACCGCCACTTCATGCGATACAACACATCCACTCCCGGCGCGGACTGGCCGACAGACTCATACGAAGGCAAGACGTTCGATCGGTGCTGGTGGTACGGGTTCTCTGAGACGTTTTTCTACCGCAACAGCAGCACCACATCCTCGGCATACAGCCACTTTGCGGACACTGCTGGCGGCTCGCCAATCGACAACACGGACCACGTCTTCGCTGTTGACCCCGAGTTTGTCGACGAGTCCATCGGAGATATCACCCCGGTTATTGGTGGCGCATTGGACGCGGCTAGGCTGTCGTCTGGGGTGTCGGACTTGTGGGGACTGGTGTCTGTCGGCGGAGTGGTCTATGGCGATCGGTATGGGTCATATCAAGGCATCGTGCAGGCGCATTCGCATCCCCTGTCTGACATCATCGACGCCGGGACTGCGGCTGTCCTGGACGTGCCGGCTTCCGGGGATGCGTCAGCCTCGGAAGTTGTCAGGGGCGATGATACGAGGCTCACAGACGCACGCACGCCGACATCGCACACGCACACCGAGGCGGACATCACAGACCTTGGGGCGTATCTCATCGATGCCCCGTCCGATGGAAGCCAGTACGGCAGACAGAATGGGGCATGGGCCGTTATTTCCGGCGGAGGTGGCGGCACGCAGCGGCTGAACGTCATGCAATTCGTGCTGCGTGCGTCCGCATCAAGCGACGGAACATCGAGCACCAACGCACAAACCGTACCCTACGACACATTCGAGACACTCAGTAGCGGATTGAGTTACAGCGATTCGGGCGGAGAAATTACCATCCTCGAGGCGGGCACATGGATTTTCACCTATGAGGTGACGACAAGTAATTCATCATCTAATACCAGAAGCGAAAGCGAAATTTGGTTTGAGATCGACGGAGGCTCGGGATTTGTAAAGGTTGATGATTCTGCCTCGTGGAACTACAACAGGCAAAGTTCACAAGGTAAAACTACTTCTACTGCTACAATCGCGTTTTCATTAGATGCAGGCTCGGATATCAGGGTAAGGTACCAAACCGATAGCGCAGCAGTATTTTCTGTTGCAAATGCGTGCAGGCTTATGATTTACAGGCTGATTACCATCACAGCGTAAGGATATACACATGGCAATTGTCACACTTCATATCCACCCGAACGGGATCATCAGGCCGTTTGAGCCGCCCGCAACGTACGACATCGACACCTGGGGATCGGGTCCAAACGAGAAGCCGGTCATCAATACGGCATTCTCTATCTCTGGCATCTACGACGCGTATCTGTTTTTCGAGCACTTGCGGGACGTGCTCGTGAAAATGGAAAGGAACAACTACGACCTTGCTAGCCCATCGCACCTTGCGCACTCATTCACGTTTCAGACCGACGACGGCACATTCCATATCAGGCCCGATCTGTATATCGATCAGTCGATGCCGGCAACTTGGGACATGGCCACCGGCACGACCGACGGGCCCGAGAACAAGCCGGTCATCTCCAGCGAGACGATTATCCCGTCCAGTTACGATGCCGAGTGGTTCGTGAATCAGGGCAGGGTTGCAATTCGCAAGATCGAAGGAATCAACGCGCAGCCCCAATCGCCCGGGCTCATTGGTCACAGGTTCACGTTTCAGACCTAGGCACGAATTGGGGTCAACAAATGGACCAGCGGCATGAATACACGGTGAGGGTCGAGACGGCCGGACCGGCCTGCGCCATGCATACGCAAGCGGCAGAGGCCGGCACCGGCATGATTGACACCGCCGACGTGGACCGTGTCTCGATCGAGTGGCATCCGATCGGCGCGGCCACGTCTGCCGAACTCGAGGTCCGCAAGAGCTACGGCAACGTGCGCGGAGAGAGCCAAGCGTTCAGCACGGCCGCCACGTTCACCAACGGGGCAAGGCGGAGGCTGGAACTGGACGTCCAGGATTGTCCGATGCTGGAGGTCATCATCACCACAGCCGGTGGTGCGGGTGCCATGGGCATCCTTCACGTGTACGGCTACAGTACTGTCTGACAGCGGCCGCGAAGGCCGGGAGCATCCAAAATGGCAACGCGCACCCTGATTGACGGATCGACAGACCTGACCCAGGCCAGCAGCTGGAGCGGGGCAACCATTCCGATCACCGGAGATGATGTCGTCATCCCTCGTGGCCGGCAGCACATCGACACCTTTAGCCTGGCCGGCGTGCGACTTGAATCGCTTGAGATCGCGTTCAACGGCCGCATCGAAACCACGTCCGGTGCCGCCCTGGCGGTTGACGTGGACAACAGCACAGACTCAATTGCCAAGATCAGCGGGACCGGCGCCACCCTGAGGCTGAGCGGTGGAACCACAAACGGCAAGTGGGAGAACACCCTGATCAACAGCCCCGGCTCATTGGTGGCGTTCACCAATGGGGAGTTCGAGGACATGACGGTGGAGTCCGGTACGGTCATCCTTGACTCGAGCGCGACATTCGACAACATGAACATCCTCGGCGGCAGTGTCACCCTGGCCGATGTCGCTTCGGCGGCCGGAACATGCAACCACCGAGCGGGCACTCTCCACATCCACCGCCCGGGCGAATACAACGTGTACGGCGGTAGCGTCGTCCTGGACGTGACCGTTGCCGGCACCACGACCATCAACCTGTACGGGGGCAGCTTGACGCACGTCAACGGCGACTTCGGCGGAGAGATCCACGGCATGTACATGGACGCGCTCGAGCAGGCCGCGACCATCGACACGGTGATCATCTCCAGCCTGGCGCGGATCAGGAGCACGAACCGGGTGACCTGGTCCAACGTCACCGAGCAGGGGATGACCGTGGCACTGCCACTGATCGGCAGCATATGACACGCCTGGCCACTTGCGAGGGCGGTACGCGTCTGGTGCGGTGCGGGAACCGGGTGCAGGTGTGCACAGATCAACGCCCCACCACATGCGACGGTTCCATAACCACCTATCGGTGTCCGTGCATCAGCGATACATACGATCATGATATGCCCGAGTGCAATGTTGTCGTCGACAGAGTGATTCCTTGGCGAGCGCAAGTAATCGAGTGGGAGTGGGAATGGGAGTATATAGAAGAACGGGTGAGATCCTATGGCACCTCCGAATTGGTGCGCCGCAGCCATATAGGTGGTATTGCCGGCTATGCTTTTGCGTGGGGCCGGTACCCCACGATTCAAGAAATTCGCGACAACTACGGGATCGCCGAGGGGGAGTGGGGAGATGAAACATTCGTAATATACCCGCCTTATCAGTTCGGCGAATACACAACCGGAACCTTTTTTGCGCAAAGAGTAATCGAAGAAGAAAACGGCGCCCTTGGGTTTCAATTTTACCCGAATAGATACGGCAGCATTGAACTATCCTGGCTTCCTTATCACTATTACAAAATAAACGTGAGCATGTCGGGCCCTGTTTTAGGTCCCCGTACACTCGACTGCTTCGATGCCGCATTTGAACATTATGCCTATTTTATAGAAGCAAAAAGAACTTTCACGACCGAAGTATCTGGCGATGAGCGTGTTTTCAAGCAAACAACGGAGTTCTTTAGACGCGACACAAATATATCCACGCCGGATACGGATAATAGTACTATAATAGAAAATGAAGTCACCACCGTTAGAATACTGCATGAATTTCCACACCTGATGGATACGTGGACTGGTCCGCAAGACTGGACTCCGTGCGAGCCGGTTCCTGAGGGTCCAGCCCAGCCCGCGAGCACCGATCCGAACGCCGAGGCGATCGCCAGGCAGCAGCAGCTCGACCCTCAGAACCGGCCGGGCTGCTGCGGGTAGGTCACGCCCCTCCTTGATGGACCCGATCCCACTGGGAGAGTCGCCCGATCAGATGCTCTCGGGCGATCTCGGCCCGCTTCAGGAGCTCGCGGAGTTCAGACTCTTCCCGCTCGCGGAGCTGCCAGCCAGTCTCGGCAAAGCGGAGCGTCTCCCGTATCTGGTCGGGGTGCGCTGGGCTGTTGGGATCAAGCCACTCGAAACTGTGCCCGCCGCTCTCGAGGTCCTCGAGCGTGCACCGCACGGCCCGGGCTGCTTCGCGGATGTCCCGGTCGGGTTGGAATCCGTCCGGGGGGCTGGTCGAGCCCCACCCAAACCACTCTGCGCCCGCGTCTCCCAGAGCGAGGTAGAGGTCGTGTAGCGCGTCCCGTAGTGCATCCACCGCTGGAGCGATCATCAGGAACCCCCTTCCTGCGCAGACATGCTGCGCGCGTCAACGTATGCCTCCAAGTCCTTCAGGTGACGGAAGTGTGAACCAGTGGGTTGAAGGGTGTCTGGGTCAATCAGGAAGTACCACGGTTCTCTCACGCTGGAGAGCGTGAAGACATCGCAGAGCCTCCGCTCTACCCATGGATACCCGCGGTGTGTTCCTTCTCGAATGTTTTTTCCTTGGCCAGTCATTAGATACCGTCCCATCAGATGACCCCACCATCACGGCGAATGCGTTCGCGCGTTCGAGCCTTGGCCGATCTCTCGATGCCACCGATTATTCCCATGAGGTGCATTCCCTTTGATTGGACCCATGGATCTTTTGCACCAATTAGAGTCTTCGCGCGTCGCTTGATCTCCCTGATCGCATACTGGTAGTCTTCCACGGTCATCTCGTCATTCCGGACCATCCTGCGGTGTGGAATGCGCTTGGTGCGAGTGTTCGCCTTTCCCATTTCACGCCTCCAGGTCGATCTTGGTGCCATTCGCATTTGCTGCAGTATTGCCGTACGCCTTAGTCGCGTGCGCCGCGAACGCCTGCGTGTATGCGGTGATGTCGTTACCGTCCTCGTCCACGATGGTCACGGCAGCGCAGAATCTCGCAAGTAGTTCGCACGCAGGCGCGATCAGGTCGCGGACCATCGCTGCCTTGACATCGTCAGCGTGCAACTTCGTGTATGCCGCCTGAAGAATTGAGAGACGATCGCCGACCTCGGTTGCAAGGCCCTGAAAGTCGGGGCCTTCAGGTGTCATCAGGTCGAGCGCACCGTATCGGTGGTGGCGTAGCTCTAGGTCCTCGACCTGCCGCATCGCGGCCTCGTAGATCGCGTCGCCGAGCCGCTTGGCTACGCCGCACCTCTCGGCGTTGCTGCCGTAGCTCGAGTATCCGATGCGGCCGTCGGCGGTCGTGAACAGCAGCACGGCGCGATCAACGTTTGCTTTAAGTTGCTCGCCAATGCTTCGGGCGGCGTCGCGCACGATCTTGATCTCCGGTCTCTGTTTCCATGTCATTATTTGATTCCTTCCGTTTTCTTCAAAACATAGGCAGAATCGGCAACTGCAAGCCCACGCTCAAAGCTTTCGAGCTCACTCCGTGTATACATGACCAGTTCCCGAAACTCGTCTCTGGTTTTGAGAAGCGCCTCTTGGTGGTCAGTCGTCAAATTACTGTGCGTGGACGGATAATAGACGTAGCCCGGTACGCGCTCGCCAGAAACGGCGCCGTCTGGATCTACCATCTCGCACCACTCAACATCGTATGTACGCTTGTCGGCATGCTGTCTGATAATCACGGCAGCGCGCAGCTTGCCGGAGTAGTCGAGTCTGGTGCCGTACAGGATATCGCCAGGTTTCAGATTCATTGATTCGCTCACAGAATCACCTCCTATCTGACTCTGAACGGGTCAATCCGCACGATGGTCGGGCCACGACGACGACGAGGCGGCGCCGCGATCGCCCAGAGAATCACGAGCATAATGCCGCTCAGGGCAAGCCCTGTCGCAAGGATCATCATTCACCCACCCTCTGAATGTTGTGGTACAGCATTGCCATCGCCTTCTGCTGTGCCTGCGGTGTGCTTGCTGTCACGACGTAGGGATCGCGAGAGAGGCAACATGCAATCTTGAACGAGATCAGCCAGACGTTACGGCGTTCCTTGTGGATCAGGATGGGGGTGTGGCCAACCGGACAATCTCGGTATGCCTGCTCGATCGCCATGCAAAACAGCCGATTTCCGATCTGCAATGACTCGTTGTTCTTCACCTCGACGTGGAATCGTGACCAGACCGGGTGGTCTACGGCACACTCGACATCGCCCACGACGCCGGCCGAACGGTGCTGTTGGGTGCGGCGCCACGGTACGCCTGTCAGTTCTTCCATCAGATTGGCGGCGAACCGCTCGCCAACCTTTCCCTTGCGGCTCGAGTTGACCATCTGTACCTCGCTTCGCTGGAAAAGCCCGGGACGCAACACGAGGGACGCCCCGGACCTGTTCAAGTTCATTCGATTGCTCACCCGTACATTGTCTGGCCGCAACCATTGCCCGTACGATATGCTTGCCCGCGTCCCCCACCAAACCTGCATGCGTAACCATGGCCCAGTCCGAGACGCCTAGCATCTCCGTGCCCCCCGTCGATGCGAAAAGCCATCCCGTCCCCAGATCCCCAGCGATAGGCACTACCCATACCTACCCCCTCGCGGATCGCATCGCCTGGTCCCCAGCCATCACGGAAGGAGTCTCCGTCTTCGGCCCCGTGTACGACAATGGTCCCAAATGCCTTTCAGCGCAGACCATATTTCGTTTTGTCTTTGGCGCTGACTCGATGATATCGCCCGTCCGCCTCTCTCCAGTAGATTCCATTCTCCAGTGTTGCGCCTTTGAGCCATTCCTCGTGTGTCCAGTTTTTCATGTTTGACCTCCTTTTTCAGATACTGCCCATTCAGATGTCGCCACCCTCGCGGCGAATGCGCTCGAGTGTGGGAGGGGAGTCACTTCCTACTCGATGTCTGCGGCGCGAACAGACGCGAAGGTCTGAACGCGAAAGCGTCGGTATACGCGGACGATCCGGTAGTCGCCCTGATCAAGGCGACCCTCTCCCACTTCCTGCTCGATCAACGCTCGGATCGCGGAGTGCGCCTCGCCATCGCTCGGGACGATCTTGGATTCACGCCACGGCTCCGTATCGTCCTTTCGGTACTCCACCAGAACCGGGGGGAGTTTCCAGGACTTGCGGGTCTTGGGCTGCTCGGTCTGCTCGGTCTGTTTGTCTTTCGTTGCCATGGAATTCCTTTCTGCTGGTCAGTTGTCCGTGTGAGTATAGGCTCGAATCACTGCAAAGGCAAATGCATTGGACGAATTTCTTTTGGCATCTCGGCTTTTTTCTCGCGAATCGAAAAAATCATGGCCGCGGCAGTTTTTGCGCGCCAGTTCGTTGGCCTCTGGCCGGGCGGTCGGGTCGAGCGAGCAGGAGGGCTCGCCCGCCCGCCCGGTCGTAACAACCTGCACTCTGAGGCTTGTTATCGACGCTGCGCGTCGACGCTTCGCGGCTACTTCTGCTCCGCTGCTTCGCAGGCTCCGCAGGGGGCCACCCATGCTCCGAGGGAGTTGGTTGGGAGAACGACCCCTGCCGCAATCACGCCCGCAGCGTAACCGTGCAGGTGGCCGTTCCATGCCCCTCGGTCGCAGGCCGATCGAACGCCCGTGGTGTTTGGGCCCGGCATCCACGGGTTGCACCCTGCCGGCCGGCGCTGGCGTCACGCACGCCAGTCCCCGCCAGTTCGTCGACACCTGCGGGATTTTCTCACCGATTCCGGCCAACTACGCCCACCGGAAGGGCGGACGCGATGCCCGCAAGCCTTGTCGTCGCGTCACGACCGCCAAATTGGAAACGGGCCGGGGCGATGTTGTCGCCGCCGAACCGCTCAGAGAGGAGAAATGCAAAAAACCCAGTCGCCAGGCTCTGGCGAGGGTTGACTCCTGGTGTTGTGTGCTGTATTCTTCATGAGTCCGCTGCATCCGGACACTGGCCGCCCCGCGAGTCGTCGCCGCGGGGCGGTTGCTTTTTTGGACCCCCCCGACGCTCGGGCGTGTTCCTGAGGACACTCTAGCCTGCCTCGTGGCCGATGTCAAGCAGCTCGGCATCGAGTGCGTCACCGGAGTCTGGGCGTTTCTCGCCGGGCATGAGCGCCGGCCTGAACTCGACGATATCGAGCGCGTCGGATTCGTGCTGGAACCCCGCGAGCAAGTCGGCGAATGCCTCCCTGAATGCGTACGTCTTGGCCTTGCCCCGGAGCATACGTTTCGGAAACTTGCTCCAGATGCTGCCCTTCTTTTGGGTCAGGCCCGCAGCGACCGCCTCACGCCACGAGAACGACTCGGTGAAGGATAGTATGCGAAGCGTTTTGTCGCGCAACTCGCGGAATCGGCGAACGGTGCAGGTGCAGCGCATGTCTTCGCCCTCGCCCTCGTCGGCGATGGTGTGGTCGATGTAGTCTGGCGACCACTGAGCGATGCCGACGATCGCGTCTCCCCACAGCGTAGGGCGACCGTTCACCACATACACGCTCTTGATCGTGCTGGCGGGCCCAAGCCCGATTTCAGCCCCGGCCATCAGCGCCACCATGACATCGGCCGGTGAGCACGCCCCGCTAATGTTGGTGCCGCTATTGTAGATCCGCTCCGCCATGCGGTACAGTTGGTTATGGTCGGTGGGCATCAGCCGGCCACGCTCAAACAGAATGAGCGATTTGTCCGACGCCTTCGGATCGGTGCGGTCGTCCGGTTCATGAGCCCGTGGCGCATTCGGATCATCATCCTCCGGGCGGTTGGGCCTGCTGGTACCGAGGATCTGATCGAGATCCTTGGCTGTGATGTCGTCTTTCATGCTGATCCTCCATATGGGCTATTTACGGGACGCAGCAACTTGTCTTGCGACCACCGTGGCAGCCCGAGTGTCAGGCGATTGTTGTGTGCGATCCCGTTTGCTTCGCTGCGATCCCGGTAGGCCCGGTATCGCGAGGCAGCGATTTCGATCTCTGCCCATCCCTGCTGGATGTCCTCGACGGGGATGCCGGACAGGGCGGAGTCGTAGGGCGGAGATGTCTCCTGCCACGCAAACAGCCATGCAGGATCGTGTATGCCATAGGCTACCTGCATCGCACGCATGTACCAAGCGGCCTGAATGTGATATCCGTACTTCCAGATGGATCGCTCGACATCGGCGATGGTCAGCGTCGCGGTGGTCTTGATATCCACTGCGCCGATCCCCTCCCAAAGCCGGTCGATCCGTGCCTTGCACTTCACCCCGCCGAGCAGGGGCTCGTGCCAGATGATCGTGTGTTCCGCGAAGCTGGCATCTGTCAGCACCTTCTTACAGAGCGGGTGCGCCGAAAACGACTCGTACATGCGGAGCAGTCGATCCCACTCCTCGGCCACCAGCAGGATCTTCCCGGGCTCCAGAGCGTCCCGTTCCTCCTGGAATGCTTTTGTGGTGACGGATTTGGTGGCCGTGTGTCTTACGATGTTGTTGAAGTCGCCATCCTCGCACACCTTGTGGAAAGCGGTTCCGCGATTCATGGCGGCGGTTTCGGCCTGCCCCTCGGTCAGATACCACGCCCCGGCGAGCCCGCTGATCGCGAACTTTTTCAGGGTCGATGCGTTGAGCGCGTCGATCAGGACGTAGTCTTCGAAACGCATGGCCCTGATGATCTCTGCGTCCGGGTCAGATTGTGTCGCAGTCATTCCCCATTTCCTTGATGTAGTCGCGGAGCGCAGGGATCAGCTCGCGGAGAGTCGCTGCCTGCGCCTTCATTGTGATTCCGTTTCCGATCCGGTACACGCGGTCCTCGGGCTGACCGATCGCTTTGGCGATCTCGGCGTATGACATCGGCCTGTTGCGGACACGGTGGATCAAGGTCCGGGCCTCGTCGGTCGCTGCGTACCCAATCATGGATGCCCTGAAGGCATCTTCCGAATCTGCCATCGCCCGCTCGCTCGGCGTCATGCCGTCCTTGCTCGCCGCCCGCTGGTCGCGCTTGGTCGCGTTCTCCTGGTCGGCCGCCGCGATCGCCTTGAGGTTGGCGTCGACGCTCGCCTTGGCATTTGCGAGGGCCCGCTTGGTCTTGGCCTCTGCCTTAGCCCGGTCCGCGACGGAAGACATCCGGCGGGTCTTCCTGTTGGTCTTCTTCTTCATCTGGGCACTCCTATCGCGCTTCTCCTGTCGGCGTGCAAAAGCAGTTCGCCCGCGATTTCGACGAGTTCCTTTGCGCGATCGCGAAGTTTTTCACGCGAGCCCCAAAGAAAGATCGTAGTATCGATAGGCAAGGGCCCTGCCTGCTTGTCATGAATGCGTATGGCGCAATTGTCCGCGGAGAATGTGATCGACTGCTCAGGACACAGATGCAGCATCAAGGTTGCGGATGTCTTTCGCACGGTGAACCTCCTGATGTTCGGATTATGCAGCATATCTACGCGAAGTCAAGGGATGGTCAATAAAATATGGGTGAATGATGCAGAATCACGCAAAACCACACAGTTCGGGTGGGTGAATTGACTCCCACCCCGTTCTGGTGGAAGTTGTTGCTTGGTTGGGATTTAGGTGGTTCTCAGTGAATCCGGTTTCTGTGTGGGTGGTATGATTGGCTATGCCAAACCAGCAATACGACACTGGGGTCAGCCGCTACGACCGCCTCCAGTCGAGCATCGAGGCCTTGACGCGCGATGTCGGCGACACCATGGCGACTGTGCGAAGTCTCGCGGGGACGGTCGGGGCAATCGCCCAGCGGCAGGACCGGCTCGAGTCCTTGCAGCGAGATTCGAGTCGCCTCAACTGGGCTCCTGTGTCGATCGTGGCCACAGTAATGATCGCGGTGGCGACGCTGAGCGGGGGGCTCATCGCCTACGCGATCTCGGCCGAAGCGAGGGCGAGAGTCACGGGTGACGAGCACCTGGACCGCCTCTACAATGCGGTGCTCGAGGACAATCTCGCCGAGGTTCGGAGACGGATCGAAAGGCTTGAAAGTCCCGCGCATGGGAAGTAGGCTAGTGCTATGAGCGACGAAACAGGTACGGATTCCCAAGTCTGCACGACGCTGCGCGACATCGCGGAAAGCGTGGCCCCGCTCGTATTCGTGGCGATCGCGGCGATGCTCCTGTCTGGGTGCACGTCCCAGCCTGCACGCAACCGCGTGACGCCGGGACAGGCGAGCGTGGACCGCGAGGTTGTCGGCCCGAGTCGGTGGAGGATCGAAATTCGACAGCCGCCGCGCGTCTACGTGCCGACGCAAGCGGATTCGGAAGGGGGCAAGCGATGACAGTCGGGGAAGCACTGAGATACGCGAGGATGCGGAGGGTCGAACGGCTTCGGTAGCTGAACACGGGGGTACTCGATGTTATCCGGTGAAAAAAGCTGGACGGGAGGTGGCGAATGATCCCGGATGATTGGCCAGAGTGGGTTTCAAAACTGGCAGAGTCCGGCGCAGATGTCATCGTGACGTCTGAGACTGACGGGACGGAATCGTTCACTGCTGATTCCCGTGG